AATAAGGGCGATAATAACTCACATTTCTCTCTTTACAATATTTAACTGTTTTGTAAATAAAAACTTTTCGTCGGTTCTCCGTCTTCTACTTAAATTACACTCTAAACACGCTAGATGAAAATTGCTAATATTGTGCCCCTTATCATTATCAATTCTATCAACCGACCATTGTTTATTTTCTCTCGACACGTCATATACAACAAGCATTTCTCGTTTACAATATCTACATTTCAAATGACCTTCTATCATTTTTTGAATGACAGACTCGAATGTTATAAAGTTGATTTCATCGTATCGATCCTTTATTTTATCCTGCTGCTTATATCCTGATATTTTTTTGCCTATTTCTTGAATAACAATCCTTGATATTTCATCTGTACTATCATAATTATTATTTGAAATATCGCTTATTATTTGCACCTGTTTTGTAAAGTTATAGATATCCTCGTGAAGGTCCCATTTTGCAGATGGAATGCGCTTCTTTTGTTTACTCTCTTGCGTGCGCTCATTTATTATTTTTTTCATCTGATATCTATTATTAATTCCTGAAATGTTTACCTTTTTAATATGGTCTTCCATATAGCATACGGCTATATTTATATATTAGACTTTTAACTGATATAAAAGTATAGATCTAATATATTATTCTGCGAAACTGAGTTAAACTCATCTATACATATTATATATACATAATGGAAGAACAACCAACAATCATTGACGAATGTCAAGAGCTCAAGAATATTAAATATAAAACAATGTTGTTAACTGGTGCGCCATTACATGAAACTAAATCTTCAAATGATATTTCTAATTTGGATAAATTTCTTGAAGCCGAAAAAATTAATAACAATAGTGAGCCTTGGTGTAAACTGAACAAGACTGTAAAGGTAAAGAAATTGATTGAATATGTTGAAAGTTACGGCGGTGAAAATAAACTAGATGTCGAGGAATGTTCCATGTTAACTACGTTTTTAAAGGACAGTTTAGATAAGAAAAAGTTGTCAAGAGTAAAGGACGTTATTTACGATAAGATCACTGGAGCAGTTAAGGATATTCCTGCCCTTGTGTATAATAAATCCAATAAACATTTTACATTGAAAAATATGGATAATAAGCGCGTCTCGACATTAAAGTCACTTGCGCCCAAAAAAATTAATGGAACAGTAAGGAATAAGCAGCTCAAGGTCAAGCCCGAGGCGACGGATTCCGCATCAGACGACGAAAATTAATACAGTTAATTTCGCAGAAAATGCTTTTAATAATTATATTAAAAACATTTAAAGTATATTATATAAGACATGTTTATTCACGAACTAGAAGACCTCAAAGAGTGTCTTGATGAAATTATATTTGAAGATGAACCTTCTATATTTACGGAAGAATATGCGGTTGAACTTGTTGAAACCGCGCTGCATTTAATGGATGAATATTTGGAAATGTACCCACACACCATTTCGGAACCAAATTTTCGCGAGGTTTTATTAGAGGAAATAAAAGACATTTTCTATATTCAATTTGAAGAACAAATCGACTCCATCGATGATGGTGATGACATAGAAGATGAATTAAACGACCTACTAGAAGATGCCTTTAACATTTTTATAACTATCTTTCATCCAGATAAATCAATCAATATTAAAGATACGGAACCGGATTGCTGTGAATTGAATAATACCGAACTTGATATTATTGAGCAGAAAATACAAACACTACGCGAGGCGTATCAACCCGCACAAAGAACCCCCGAATGGTATCAGTTTCGATGGAATTTAATTACAGCGAGTAACGCTTGGAAGGCATTTGAATCGCAGTCCAATATCAATCAGCTTATTTATGAGAAATGTCAACCTATAAAGCCGGCTTCAACCGAACTGGATGACGCGGATAAGATGGTAAATGTAAATACTCCTCTTCATTGGGGGCAAAAATACGAACCGTTATCGGTAATGATTTACGAAGATAAATATAATTCAAAAGTAGAGGATTTTGGTTGTGTACAACACAGACACTACAAATTTTTAGGCGCGTCGCCCGACGGGGTTGTTGTTAACAAAGACTCTGACCGTTATGGGCGTATGTTGGAAATTAAAAATGTCGTTAGCCGGGAGATTACCGGTATTCCTAAAAAAGAATACTGGACTCAAATGCAACTTCAAATGGAGGTAGGCAACCTCGATCAATGCGATTTTTTAGAAACGAAATTCATAGAATATAGCGACAGTCATAGTTACGAAGCAGATCGCAAAAATGACATTGATAACGAAGGCACTGATAATACTACTATTTCCGCTGATGGTAAATGTAAAGGTATGATTGTTTATTTTCACAGAAACGATGGGACGCCGTTTTACGTATATAAGCCATTGCGTCTAAAAACACACGAGGAAATAACAGAATGGGAGGAAACAACTGTAGCGACATATCAAGCAGAACCTTATAGATATCTCTTTATGAAATTCATATATTGGAAATTAGAAGTATTTAGTTGTGTTCTAGTATTAAGAAAGCAAGACTGGTTTAAGAATAATATTCAACAGTTGGAAAATGTATGGAATATTATTGAAAAAGAGAGAAAAACTGGATATGAGCACAGAGCCCCCGTCAAGAAGACAAAAAAGGACAGTTCAACTTACGCAGACAAACCGTCACCAGGATGTCTACTCACGTTTAACAAAATAATCAAGATTGAATAAATTTAGTATAATATATTCTGCATGTCGGTTCTAAATGGTAGCAAATTTGCTTGTGTGTCAAAATACCCAACACGTGTTCCACATTCAGGGTTCAAAGGCGGGAGTGGCTCAATATAATTGCTTTTTAGTTTCTTATCATGATATAATGCGCCACACATGGACGCAGGCATACATGTTCCCTCATCAGGGTTATAAGGATATCTAATATTGTTTGTTATTTGTTTATAAGAGCCGAGTTCAAATACGGGATAGTGCCACCAGATATCGCTAGCATCATTATCTGATATTTGATTTTTTCCGATTGCGGGATATGTATCTACCAATACTTTCATTTGAGCCGCAGGAAAATCTCCCATTGCTCCGTCTAAAGTATAATTTGAATAGCCCTCCATATTTTTCATGGATTCATATATTTTAAAGAAAAGCGGGATTCCAATAGCTAATACTAAAATAAGAAATAAAAATGCTGTTTGGTTCATATATATAATTCATATATTATTTTACATAAATCTTAAATATATAAAGTTTTCCAACTGGTTTAAAAATATCCGCCAGAATTATTATATAGGCATGAATAATTCGAGTGAAATGCGCGTCACTAAACGTAATGGACAACTGCAAGACGTATCGTTTGATAAAATTTTAGAAAGAGTTAAAAAACTTGGGCACGAGGCAGGCGTAACGATTAATTATTCCGCACTTGTGATGAAAGTAATTGACCAGTTATACGACACAATTCCTGCCACAAAAATCGACGAATTAGCCGCGGAACAATGCGCGTCTCTCTCTACAAATCATCCCGATTATGCTAGTTTAGCTTCGCGTATTATCATATCTAATCACCAGAAAAATACAGACTCGTCATTTTTTAAAGTAGTCGATAAATTACATACATTCAAAAATATTCACGATAAAAATACACCCCTAGTATCTAACGAATTATATTTATTTGTGAACAAATTTGGCGACCGAATTGATGCCATGATTGATCACAATAGAGATTATTTACTCGACTATTTTGGATTCAAAACATTAGAAAAGGGATATCTGTTCAAGGTCAACGATGTAGTTGTAGAAAGACCTCAGCATATGTGGATGCGTGTGGCTATTGGTATTCATTACGAATTAACGTGCGAAAATATGGAAGAGTGCTTGGCGCTCGTAAAAGAAACATATGATCTAATGTCACAGAAATTCTTTACACACGCAACACCAACTCTTTTTAATGCCGGAACTCCCAGACCGCAATTGTCGAGCTGTTATTTAATCGCATTGGAGGATGATAGTATTGAAGGTATATATAAGACCCTCGGCGACTGCGCTCAAATTTCAAAATACTCGGGTGGAATAGGTCTGCATATCCATAATATTCGCGCAAAGGGATCTCATATTCAAGGGACAAATGGAAAAACCGATGGCCTAGTTCCTATGTTACGCGTGTTTAATAGCACGGCTCGTTATGTAAATCAATCAGGCAAAAGAAACGGATCGTTTGCCATCTACCTAGAACCGTGGCATCCAGATATTGAAGACTTTTTGGAAATGAAAAAGAATCACGGTGACGAAGAACTCAAGGCGCGTGATCTATTCTATGCGCTCTGGATATCAGACCTTTTTATGGAACGTGTAAAAAGCAACGCAAAATGGTCTCTATTTTGTCCGAATGAATGTCCAGGACTTGATAACGCATATGGCGGCGCATTCAATGCCCTTTATGAGAGATATGAAGCAGATGGGAAGACTCGTAAGATTATAAACGCCCGAGACCTGTGGTTTAAAATTTTAGATTCTCAGATGGAAACGGGAACGCCCTATATTTTATACAAAGATGCCGCAAATAAAAAATCAAATCAACAAAATCTCGGCACTATTAAAAGCTCCAACTTGTGTACCGAAATAATTGAATACTCTGACGCAAATGAAACCGCCGTGTGTAATTTAGCATCTATTGCGTTACCGTCTTTCGTTAATGAAGCTACAAAACAGTTTGATTATGACAAACTACACGAAGTTACCAAGGTTGTCACGAATAATCTAAATCGGGTAATTGATGTTAACTTTTATCCTACCGAAAAAACAATCAGGAGTAATTTGAGTCATAGGCCCATTGGAATTGGTGTACAAGGGTTGGCAGATGCGTTTATTCTTATGGATATACCGTTCTGTTCTGAGGAGGCCGCGACCGTTAATAAAATGATTTTTGAGACGATATATCACGCATCGTTAGAAAAAAGCAATGAAATTTCTATATCTCGAAACAAAACAATAAATGAATTGTTGTCTGGCGGCCCACATGAACTAATTTCAAAGCACATGAACCAATATGAATGTAAATTATTGAATTTCGCAGATAAACATCTACTAGGCACATATAGTTCTTTTCAAGGCTCCCCCGCGTCAAAAGGAATCCTTCAATTTGATATGTGGAATGTAGTCCCAAGCGATAGATATGATTGGGACGCTCTTAAACAGTCTATTGTTAAAAATGGATTACGAAATTCGCTTCTAGTTGCTCCTATGCCAACCGCGTCCACATCACAAATCCTCGGATTCAACGAATGCTTTGAACCCTTCACTAGTAATTTGTATTCTAGGCGAACCTTGGCAGGCGAGTTTGTTGTTATTAATAAGTATTTAATGAAGGAGCTCATTGCGGCGGGTCAATGGAACGAACAGGTCAAGAATAATATTATCGCAAACAAGGGATCCGTCCAACAATTGACGATATTGTCTGAACACGTTCGAAATAAATACAAAATTGTATGGGAGATGCCTATGAAACACCTAATCGACATGTCAGCGGATCGCGGCGCGTTTATATGTCAGAGCCAAAGTTTAAATTTATGGTTAGAAGACCCAACATATAATACATTAACAAGTATGCACTTTTATTCATGGAAAAAAGGCCTCAAAACCGGAATTTATTACCTGCGAAGAAAAGGCAAACACCAAGCACAACAATTCACGATAGAACCCGAAAATAAGACGGCTAATAATGAGCCAAAGGAATCAGACGGCATCTGTGAAATGTGTTCGGCATAAGTAAAATTGTGAATATATAATAAAAATATTACAGATTTTTATTATATTGATTATATTGATTAAATAATATAAGTATATTAAGAGTTTTTATATACTTATACAAATGTCTCATAATATTAGTCATATATTTTATATTAATTTAGATAAACGTCTAGATAGAAGAGCAGAAATTGAATCCGAACTCTCCAAGTATGGATTGGAAGCAGAAAGATTTCCTGCTATTTATTTTCCACAAGAAGGATGTGTTGGATGTGGAAAATCTCACTTACAAGTGTTGGAACTTGCGAAATCAAGAAAATATCCAAATGTTCTTATTTTGGAAGACGATTTTTATTTTGTCGAATCAAAAGACGTAGTTGAAAATGAGTTGAGTAAATTATTTGAATTTAAACCAAATTTTGATGTGTGTTTTTTATCCTATAATTTACGCAACGGGCATGTAGACAATAATAATCCATTTTTAACACGAACCAAATATTCCATGAGTGCTTCAGGATATTTGGTCAATGAACATTATTACGATAAATTGATAGATTTATACAAAGACTCCATTCCAAAACTAGAAGCCACAAAAAAACATTGGATATATGCAAATGATCAAATATGGCAAAATTTACAGGAAGTCGACGAATGGTATTGTTTTACAAAACGACTAGGAAAGCAAAGAGACGGATTTAGTGATAACGCAAATGCGTATGTTTCTTACAACTGCTAGCATTTATACGCATCCAAAATAAATAAATAGTTGTTTTATCATTATAATACCCGCCGCCCGCGAGACATTGTTTTAAATTTATCGCACGTTTCACCCACATCTATTTTGAGTGTCATCATGGCATAACATCTTAACGTTACTAAAATATCATTCAACGAATTATGTAAATTATTCGGCACCGAATCAAACAGTTTTTGATGTAGTTCACTCAATTTTGGAAATTTATTATATTCTCGACCGGTCTTCCCGACCACCTTTATCGCACATAAATCAATAGAATTCTGCATTGTACAATAAACATTTTGATAATTATTCAGCATGTGTAGATAAGTTTTATATGATAGAAGCTCATCTGCAGGAACACCGTTTGATTGATTATAAATAATACGTAATAATTCTACAATAATAACATTTATATCAAACGATACATTATGACCAACTAATATATCTACATTTTTTAACGCCCCAAAGAACCCCGACAATACCTGATTCAAGTCAACGCCACCCGACTTGGATATTTCATTCGTGATTCCGTGAATCGCAGAAGACTCTTGAGATATGTCCACCCCGTCTGCGATCTTTATTATATTGTCTTCTATGACACAAATATCGTTATCTGAAATGTCATAAATTATATAACTAAATTGAACAATGTGTGGCCACAAGTGTAAAGAGTCTGGATTTATTGTCCTCGTCTTTGGGAGACCCGTGGTCTCTGTATCAAATATTAAAACCCGCATTTAACTTATTGATCATAAGGGTTTAAGTCCTTGTATTTTGTATGTTTTATTAAATCATAAAAATAAGTTTTTCGTTTTCAATTTTATTTACAAATAATTTTTACAAATTCCAAAACTACGTCGGTGCCAGATTGTTATTCCGTGTGTTTTAATTCCATCCATATGTCTCTTTGCGCCATAACCCTTATTCGAATCGATTCCGTAATATTCTGATAGTGTTGGGTTTTGTTCGCATAACTCAGTTATATATCTATCTCTCTCCACCTTTGCTAATATAGATGCCGCCGCAATAGACGCGTATTTGTTGTCACCTCCTTCAACTGTCGTGTGCGGAATCGCTTCAATTCTATTTGTTTTTTTATTTAAATAGGTGATTGGTTTAAAATAATTTCCATCTATTAACAGACTATAAGACATCCCGTTATTGTCCGCCGGAATCTTTTTATTATATTGTTTGATTACTTCCAAGATTGAATCGTGCATTGACGTCTGTGTTGCCTGTAAAATATTTATTTCGTCTATTGTTTTTTCATCCTCAAAGCTTATATACCAGGCCAACGCATTTTTTTTAACGTAATCTGCGGCCTCATCTATCTTCTTTTTTGAATGAAATTTTTTACTGTCCTTAACCATTGAACAATCAAAGCTGCCATCTTTAGGTAAAATTACCGCAGCAGTGTAAACTCTTCCGAAAAGTGGTCCTCGCCCAACTTCGTCCACTCCTATCTCAAATACATTTTTGTCCTCTGTATAACATGATTTTAACAGCGGTTGTGCGACCCGAGGTTTGCGTATCTTTTTCGTTTTTGTTTCTGTTACATTTTGCTCAGTGTCTGAGCTTAAACACGACATGTTATCACCGTCAAGCTCCATCTTATAGTGTATATATATTAATATACCCTTAAAATAAATTTCAATTTTAAATATTATTATAGATTAAACTTTTTTCACTATATAAATTATACAATGAACAATGAAGCATTATTTCTTTTCTTGATTTTATTATTAGGCCTGGTTTTATGTTCCTTTTTAGGAGGTAACTGCGGTAGCGAGGGATTCACAGGCAAGTTTTCAGGAACGTTCGTAACTGATAACAATGGAAAATCTGGAGACTATTCCAATAAGGACAATCATTACAAGGGTCATCATTATAGTTCAGGGCGTGGATATGACAACTATAACCATTTTAGCAAGACATCTACTCAATTACCTGGCGGAACAACATTTTACGGTCAAAACGGCGGTTATGTTGTCGCAAATTCAAACAGCGATGGTTCGCAAACCTTAAAGGTTGTATTAGCAGGCGGACAGCAGCCAATAATGTTGACGACTCCTGCCCCTAAAGCCTCTAGCACAACTGAGAGTTTTACTAATTCTGGCGATAGTTCTACATTTTACGGTCCAGATGGTACCGAAGCAGTTGTCCAACATGGCGCAAATGGTCAGCCTGTCGTTCAAGTTCAAACATCGTCTGGTATGTACAGTTATACAACTGGAAACGATCAGTCGAATTCTTCCTCTAATTCTGACAGCATGTCTTCCTCTGATGCCGATAGCATGTCCTCCACACAATATTTCGGAAGCACGGGATACCCAATTCAGACTAGCGGCTCTAGTTTGTCATACCAAGGACCTAATAGCAGCAGCTCAAATTTACCATACCGAGGACCTAACCGCGGGGCGGATGCTACAGCTGCGTCGGCATCTAACTATGATTATTCGAGTTCTCTCCCCAAAGGTATTCCCGCCAGCCAAATACCACCAGGTCAAGAGGACATGTATATTCTAAAATCAGAAATTGTTCCTCCTGTTTGCCCCGCTTGCCCCACATCGACGGCTTGCCCTAGACAGGAAAAATGCCCACCGTGCCCCGCTTGCGCCAGATGCCCTGAGCCCGCGTTTGAATGCAAAAAGGTGCCAAATTACAACGCAGCAGCAGGCAATGATTCTCTTCCAACCCCCGTATTGAACGACTTTTCGTCCTTCGGTATGTAAATATTGTTCTGTTTTAAAAATAAAATAATTATATAGTGTATAACTATGCAATTATTCGTAAAAACGCTTACAGGCAAGACTATAACATTAGAGGTTAATTCATCCGATTCGATAACTGATGTTAAGCAAAAAATCCAAGATAAGGAGGGAATTCCCCCAGACCAACAGCGTCTAATTTTTGCTGGAAAGCAACTCGAAGATGGTCGCACACTATCGGATTATAATATCCAAAAGGAAAGTACGCTTCATTTAGTCCTAAGATTGCGCGGAGGTAAATAGATCCGTTAAGATAACAATATTTTTGCTAATACGTCATATATTAGCAAAAATATTAATAATATTATATATAAAATGAGTTGTTTGTTTAACAGTCTATCTCGATTTATTCCTGAAAGCAGCTTTGATATCCGTCAAAAGATATGCGACTATTTAGAGGCTAACAATAAGATTATGGATGGGATTGAAACCAAGGATATTTTAACTATGGACTCTAATAATTACATACAAACTATGCGAAATACGTCTACGTGGGGAGGAGCAATTGAAATACAAGCGGCGTGTAATATATGGAACATGAGTATAAATGTTCATAATATTAGAGGAGGTGAAGGAGGGCAAATAAATTTTGTTCCTATTACATCAGAAACATTGAAAACAATAAATATAACATGGAACGGCGGTCATTATGAAGCGCGCATTATATAAATTTATTCACGTGTCTTCATACATTTTTTGTCTATATTAAAGGTAGCCGTTTTATCTTCCTGGGGAACAATATTAATCACACATCTTGATTTTTTCCCGTAAAGCGGTTCTGTGCATCCCTTTTCTTTTGCTCTTTTCTTCATTGTTCGTTTAAAATTGAATACCCTTGGTTTTTCATCGGTGCATCTCGATCTAAAATGCTCATATCGTTCTCTCACATCGCAATATGATAATCCGGATTTTTTGTGTAACATTTTATTAATCGTTTCATGTAATTCATAAACATACCGAGAAAAAGTTTCGCGACTGGCCATATGACACATCTGTAACGGCTTCTTTTTAAAATTATTTTTTAGGTTTATCCGACAATATTTACACGGTAATACGTGTTGAAGATTAACAATAAATTCTCTATAATGTTTTTTATTTTCGGCAGTCGGTTCTACAGGATAGTTAAAGCTCATCATATGTAGATAATGCCATATCGCAGGCCCCCATGACGCCGTCAACATACCGTCGCCAGAGTTGTAGTCTTTTCGTGTAAATACCCTCTTCTTACTTTTATTATCGGTAGTTTTATTAATGGCAGTTTTATTATTGACAGTTTTATTATTGACAGTTTTATTATTTGTATTTTTTCTATTTTTATAGGTATGATTATTTCTACGAGTATGTGCCATATATATATTATTCATATAAAATAAAATATTTACAAATTTATATGAATTCAGACGCCCCATTTAACTTATTAATATTTACGGATTCAACGAAAAAAATCTGTTTGTGCTCAGCATTGTCAATATTTATTATTGTCATGTTTGTAATTAGTCCACTGAACTACTTCGTTAAGACGTCACTCTTTATGAAATTGTTGGCTTTACTATTACTTGTCTACACCATATACTTAAACTATGAACAAACCAAGGCATTAAGAAACGCAGCTCAATTTGCTAAATCTGAACAAGTTAAATCTCAATTAAATATGAATATATTATGCAGCTATATTTTTACAACCTTTATCGGCTTATTAATTATTTTCTTAGTCAAGAGCTTTTTATAGTTTAGCAAAAGACGCCGGTTTGATCGATTTCTTAATCTCCATTAATTTTTGGTAATATAATTTATCATTTGGGAAATCATATTTCTTGACTTCAATTAGTTCTCCTTTGTTTGTTCGGAACAACATATAAATATATCTGTAAAATATCTTTATATCGTATTCGTTAAAACACAGCCTAAATTTCTTCTTGGATAATATATAAATGGCAAAATATGTTAACTTTAATCAGGCTTTACCCATTGGCGGCGAAGAAAGTATTATATCCAGGATGCAAAACGCCGGAAGTAATCTTAGCAGCACAACTATCACAATAATTGCTGTTGTAATTTTATTCGGCATTTTAGCAGCGTTTTATTATTTCTATTATCTTGCCCCGCAAATGAACGCAAAATACAAGCCAAATAGTGAACATGTTGGCACTGGAGCCGATGAGACTAAAAATGCGGAACTGTTATTTTTCTATGCTGACTGGTGCCCCCACTGCAAAACCGCAAAACCCATTTGGAACGACCTAAAGAGTGAATATCAGAATAAAACGATAAATGGTTATCGTGTGGTTTTTACCGACGTTAATTGTTCCGAGGAAACCGCGGAAGTAGATAAAATGATGAATCAGTATAACATTGAAGGATATCCTACAATTAAATTAATAAAGGATGGACAGGTTATCGAATACGACGCGAAACCATCAAAGGATACGCTCACTCAATTCCTAAACACTGTTCTCTAAATTAGAGAGAAATTCTGTGGCACTTGTAATACCGCTAGTGAGTAATTCACGTCTTACATCTACGCTATTGAGCGCAGTTCGTAATACTTCATAACTGAGATTTTTCGCATCGCACACAATTTCATTCTTCAACGGAGATTGAGTATGGTCTGTGTTCACGCTAAATACCGCCTTGTATATAAATCCCAATAAAAAATCCATTATTGTAGACTCCGCGTTAATTATGGGTGCCTCAGAAGAATATTTATTTTTAATTCCAAGTATTTCATCAAGCGATTTGCCTGATTCAATACAATAATTAAGTGGGTAATTACAGAATACCCCACCGTCGATATAACACTTATCCTCTACGCAAACTGGACTAAACAACACAGGTAAACTACACGTCATGTGAATTGCCTGCATGAGAGATAACTTCGGGTGTGTCAAATAAGAAATGTCGTGTATTTTATATTCATTGATCTCAAATGAAAAAAAATGTAATTCAATATGCGACAAATTAAAAAATTCCTCCAAGTTTATATTCATGCTGATATCCTTCGCATCTAATAATGGTTTAAAACATTTTCTAATTGTACTAATACCAAAAAGGCCCTTCTTAGTGTAGGCCTCTAATAAGGATTGAACTTTTATAGGGAAAACATCGTGCCACGGCCGTTTAATAATGTAATCATTTATGGTTTCCCAGTCAAACCCGAGACAAAGCAATACACCGACAATTGCTCCTGCAGAAGTCCCATAAATTGTTTCTATATTTTTTAAACAAATAAACTCCTTCTTTTCGAGATGCTGTATAGCTCCCAGGACTTGAATCATTGATGGGCCGCCACCGGAAATTACCAAATGTTTAATTGTCATTGATTTAATAATTACCGTGCTTTTAATAAGTTTTTTTCTGGATTGAATTTAAATGGCAAATATATTTACATTAGAAAATATCGAGGACTTTTCAGAAAAACTAAACATTGACGATCTTTATGAAAAGAAACGCATGCAAGATTTAAATAAGCTAGCGTTGTTTAATAAGCTGTTAAACCGTATTCACGTGAAAATTAAGACAGTATCGCGACAAAAAATAGACGAGCAGTTTTGTTGGTTTTTAGTCCCGGAAACAATTATTGGTGTCCCGCGATACGACCAAGCTTCTTGTGTAGCATATCTAATTGATAAATTACAACAAAACGGTTTCAATGTCCGGTACATTCATCCAAATACATTATTCATCTCGTGGATGCATTTTGTTCCATCGTATGTAAGAACAGAGATTAAAAAGAAAACCGGTATTGTTATTAACGAATACGGGAAAAAGGTTGATGAAGAAAATCCCGAACAGAAAACAATAACAAACACGTTTACAAATCCCAACGAATATGTGTTAAACAATACCATTCAAGGCCAAGATCCGAATCAAAAGGGAAAGCCACAAAAGAAGGAATACACGCCGATTAAATCATATAAACCATCTGGTAATCTAATATACGATGACGATGTTTTAAACAAAATCGGCGATAAGTTTCTTTAAACGGTTATCCGTTCTTTAAGTTATTCTAAATATATATAATTCGTGGCGCGATCTTTAGGCAAATATACTACAACCGTGTAGGAAATTCGGGAAAATCGCGCTCAAAAACTTCCCTACACCTGTAGCAAGAAACATGTTAATTTGGGGAAAGTATTTGGGGAAAGTCAATTTTGGACATTTTTTTTGTCCATTTTTGAAAACCTAAAATACTTTACTCGAAATAACATGTTTTGACTGCATAATTGAAATTTATGGTCTCATCACAAAAAAAATAATTTTCAATTTGTTACGATAAAACTTTTATACTTTTTTATGAAAAGGGTTTAGGAGATTTTCTCACTAGCATATATAGGATAGTAATGGCTAGTAATAAATCACCCGAAATCTCCGCAAAATTTTCCTGCGAATTATGTAACTATAAATGCTGTAAACAAAGCGAGTATGTCAAACATATTTCAACTGCTAAACACAAGAAACTAGAAAATGCTAGTAATAATGCTAGTGAATTGACGCCAAAATCTCCGACCAAATTCAAATGTGATTGTGGTAAAATATATAATCACGATTCTAGTTATTATAGGCATCGGCGGAAATGTGTCGAACAATCAAGTTCTAACAGTAACAATATGGTATTTGATAAGGACCTATTTTTTCTTCTTGTTAAAGAGAATAGTGAATTAAAAAACGTTATAATGGAAACAAAAAATTATATGATAGAGCAGCATCAAACTACACAGAATATGATGCTAGAAGTCATTAAAAATGGGACAAATAGTAATAGTAATAGTAATAGTAATAATAATAATACAACACACACAAATTCGCATAACAAGGCATTTAATCTTAATTTTTTCTTAAATGAAACGTGTAAAGATGCGATGAATATTACAGAATTTGTTGAATCAATTAAGCTGCAATTGTCCGACCTAGAGAGAGTTGGAGAGATTGGTTACGTTGAAGGCATTTCTAACATTATCGTAAAGAATTTGAAGGACCTCGATGTTACTCAAAGACCCGTTCATTGTACCGACAAGAAGAGAGAAACAATGTATATTAAAGATGAAGATACATGGGAAAAGGATGAAGAACAGAAGAAGATGCACAAACTTGTAAGAAAGGTTGCGGATAAAAACGCGAGAATGGTGCCAAAGTTCAAGGAAGCACATCCGGATTGTGGCAAAAGTGCTTCTCGATTTTCAGACCAATATAATAAGATTATTATGGAAGCAATGGGCGGAAGAGGTGATAATGATTTTGAAAAGGAGGAGAAGATAATCAAGCGCGTTTCCAAGGAAGTACTTGTTGAAAAGGAACCACTTTAAATACAATATTTACAAAATATTCTTTAAATATTTAGTATTATTTATATATTTGTATAATATATAAATGGCTAATTCGAGAGCAAGGAAAACAAGTTCGAGAGCAAGGAAAACAAGTTCGAGAGCAAGGAAAATGGGTTCGAGAGCAATGAAAATGGTGTCAAGAACAGCAAGGAAAATGGGTTCGAGATCAAGAAAAATGGTGTCGAGAGCAAGAAAAATGATGGGGGGTGACGATGATGATGATGATGAGGAAATTCATGAGGGGAATGTTGTTGCGGGACTTCAAACCATGAATAAGACAGATGGACTTAACACACCAACAGGGAATAATCAATACGCAACAGGGGCTAGCGGAAGACAATATAGATCCAAAGAAAGGTCGCGAGGTGTGTTTTATTGGGCACCGCTGTAACGTAAGAAGACAGAAAAGGTTTCGCGCACAAATAATGTATTTATATATTAAAATATATTAAAATATATAAATAAATATACGTGTTATGAGCCACTTGTAAGAAAGGTTGTGGATAAAAAATGCGAGAATGGTTCCCAAGTTCAAGGAAGCACATCAGACTGTACTAATAGTTATGTAAAATAATAAAATATCTATTTAATTTATATGTCTACTACAAAAATAAATAAGAATACAAAATCAAAAACAAGAAAACAAAAAATTAAACTGATTGAAGCCGCAAAACACTTGACGCCAGAGCAAATGGCAATTGTTTGTAAAAAATCAGCAAATACATATAATACATTCGAAGATAAGGTTGAGGAAGCATTTAAAAAAAATAACATGAATATTGTTTCAACAAGTTATAATTTAGAAAAACAAATTATTTCGGATCTCAAAAAGGCTGTTAATACAAAAGATATTCAAGCAAATGACGATTATTATTCATATATAAATGACAGATGGATATCTGATTATGACTTGACGGAAGAGCAAAAATATATTGTTCAAGTCGACGATTTTAGACTTGTTCAAGATAAGGTATATAGAGAACTCGCGCAAATATTAGACGATTATGTAGCGGCTCCATCAACAAAAAATACCAAATTGGGAAAATGTGTTCGCGACGCATATACATCATTTAAAGGATGGAACACGGATGAACAACTCAGACGCTCGTGTGCCGAGTTTGTAAAATATGTGGACAAATTGCGAGAGAACAAAGTATCTATATGGAGTAAATTGGGAGCATTAAATAGAAACGAAATCGCATCATGGGGTAGTCCATTTATATGGTCCATAAATCCAGACGAAAAAAACCCAAAAATATATAAATGCTACCTAGAACCTCCACAAGTAACATTAATTGACGTTGATGTATATTTTGAAGATGATCGTGATACAGAAGAGGAGAAAAGATACAAAAAAACCTACAAAACCAAATATTTTCGTTATTTAAACGAAATGTTTACCTTATGCTTTGGTAAAAACCACGGATTCAATGTCAAGGACATATTTGATACAGAATTTGAACTATTAACTGCGATGGCATGCACAGCGATTCCTGAAACAGACCCAGATGGATATAATTTAGTAACAGGAGAGGAGGCTCTACGTGTTTTTGGATTTGACTGGAATGAATTTTGCAAGGCTCTCGGGTTTACACACATTCCCAAAGACTTTGTCACCTCTAACGTAAATTATTTGTTATGTGGAACACAATTACTTTTAGAAAAATGGAATAGTCCGAAATGGAGAACATTTTGGATTTATCTAAAAATTCGCCAACAAATGAGATGGAACGAGGAAGGGTTTCGCATATTCTTTGAATTTAACGGGAAATTTGTAAGAGGCATGACGCAAAAGATCGACAACCAAATTAGACCAATCCTTTATGGTATGGGGTTTTGTTTTAATACGTTATTGACAAATGAATATATTAATAAATACAACAACGAACAAGCAATTAATTATGTTAAAACCATGGCAGAAGATCTAAAGACTGTATTTATTCGAATCATTCGACGTAATAACTGGATGCAGCCTAAGACAAAAGAGAAGGCAATCAAAAAGCTAACAGCCCTTAAATTGATTGTAGGTTCTCCACGTGTGTTACGAGACGATCCTATATTGGATTACACTACAAACGATCCGTGGGGAAATATAGAAAAAATTGCCTTTTGGCGTCATAAGGAAGCAGTAAAATTGGTCGGAAAGCCAATTATTGATATTCCTGTAGTAGACTGGTCACAAATACCCGCAAAATTTGTAGGCACACAAGCGTACATAGTTAACGCATCTTATACTCCTACAGAAAACGCGATTTATATACCTTTAGGATATATCCAAAAACCGTTCGTAGATTTAGACGAAAGAGGTCTCGAATATAACTTGTCGCGAATTGGATTTACAATTGCGCACGAAATGTCTCACGCTTTAGACGATTGGGGAAGTAAGTATGATGAATTTGGTAAATTAAATAATTGGTGGAGCGAAAAGGATCAAAAGGCATTCGAAAAAATACAAGAAGGCGTAATTAAGCAATATGATGCGTTTGCGGCATATGACGGGGTTGTATTTAATGCTGCTCCCACAGTGGGAGAAGATCTTGCAGACATTTCGGGTTTAGCAATATGCCAAGAATATTTGAGGGACTTTCAATTAAAAAATCAAGATATTTTACCAATACAGTTCCTTTCATTTAGAGCATTCTTTGTATTTTTTGCGGTCCAATCTCGACAAAAAATAACAAAAAGGGCAATATTGGCGCAACTAAAGACAAACCCACATCCTTTAGACAAATATCGTTGTAATGTTCCATTGTCTAGGTCTAGAGTATTTAGAGCAATTTTCGATGTTAAAAAGGGGGATAAAATGTGGTGGCCTCAAATAAATACTGTTTGGAGTAATTAAGGAATTTTACACTGCGATAAAATTTTTTTGTGCGATATATATATAAATGGCAAAATCCCGTTCCGCTCGTTCTGCATCTCGTACTCGCGCTCGCAACGCGTCCCGTTCCGCTGCTCGTTCCGCTTCCCGCGGACGTAGTCGCGCCGCTTCCCGCATGGCATCCGCTGCCGCTGGTCGTGCCGCCTCTGCTTCCCGTGCTGCTGCCGCCGCCGCTTCCCGTGCTGCTTCTGCTTCCCGCAGTGCTTCTGCTTCCCGCAGTGCTGCTGCCGGTCGTGCCGCATCCGCCGCTGCTTCCCGTGCCGCCGCTGCTGGTCGTGCTGCCGCTGCCGCTGCCTCCCGCGCCGCCGCTGCTTCCCGCAGTGCCTCTGCTTCCCGTGCTGCCGCTTAAGCGACAATAAATCCCTTCTAACAGAATAAATATTTACATTTTAAATATTTATTGTAAGTATATACTATATAATGCGTACACGTCATCGCAATCGCACGCTACGCCGTCGAGGAACTAAAAAACACCGAGGAGGAAAAAAGACAAGGACAGGCAAAAAATGGACCACCGCTATAGACGCGGCAGGGAAAACATTGAAAAAAACAGGATCTATTGATGCCGCACGAGAGAGTTTAAGAAAACAGGCGTTGTCAAATGCGCGCAAACTTTTTGGTGCCATTAACGATCATTAATATTTACTTATGTTGAACTCATCCACTTACGTTCCGAAGTTTAGTCGCTCACTTCCGCTAGCGCCCCAGATCGCTCCAAATATAAAGTTATATAAAATTTATAACTTTATAACCGGGTCGTTATCTTTAGACCAGTAAATTACTTATACTTATGCCACTACTACAGGTCCCGTTGTTGGTATAGGTGTTGTAGTTGTTACCGGTCCCGTTGTAGTTGTTGAAATAGGTGTTGTAGTTGTCATAGGTGTTGTAGTTGTCATAGGTGTTGTAGTTGTCATAGGTGTAATAGGCGCGTCAACTTGTCCTGCAGCAACAACAACGACGGGTTGCTGTTTTGCCGGAGCAGAGACCTTCTTAGTATCACTTATGATTTTAGCCGCATCCGCCTCCAATGTTTTAATTTGATTTTTCGTTGTTTCTAATATCTTCGATTCTACAATGGCTTCATATAATTTGATACCATTCACGTAGTCATTCTCGCACTTTACATATAAATCAACGATAAATCTTCTTGTTTTTTCGACCGCCTTTTGTAGAGAATCCTCAGTTAATTTAGGGTTAATTCGAATCGCCTTTTTACCAGAATAAGGGTCAATCACATATGTAAATAATTCATTAATTACTGACAGTAATTTTGACTGATTATCTGCCGCACTCTGAATCATCTTTTTTGTATTCTCAGCATAATCAACTAACAATTTGTCCTTTTTATTAAGAGTATACTTGGCTTTAAAAATGGGATTATCTCCCTGGCAACCACTCTTTTTACTATAATCCCTTAATTTGATATCACTAAATTTTGTAACTTCGGGCGGCATAGTTTCATTACCCGTAAACGCTGTATAGAAAATGTTCAGATCTTGTAAAAATTGTTTTTTTGTCTCGCCCGTCATTCCAGTAAAACTCCCATTAGAATAATCATATTTGTCATCAAGATATAGTCTCATTAGTTCGGTAATGCCGGGTTCATCTGCTAGAGTTGTGTCGAGTCCGGTTTTAGTAGTATTCATGTCACATACTTTGGGCTGTATAGTCACATTTCCAGTCGTATCATCAATGACCTCTCCCCTCTTGAGAGACCTAATTCGATTATCACAAATATTTAATTTATATAATTTTCTATTTACGTTTTTAGGAATGCGATCCTTCTCTAAAAGACCGGCCTTGACAGTCGTTCCATTCGTGTCTTTATAAGTATAAACCGGGTTTATTGTCATAACAATCGCTGAAAATATGTGAGCAATCTTGACATAAAACTTTGCGATTCCAATACAGACACGCTTTTTCTTTATGCTCTTTTGGGCGTCATTCGAGATGTCTAAACCTTCGAGGCTGTCCTTGTTTATAAAACTAACCCGTTCATTACTTAGCTCATTCACTTCTACGCCTCCTTTAATCTTTTGAGCAAGATATTTAATGTCCATGTCATTAAAATACCTTTCAATTATGTCAGATGTTAATACAACCAATTTATCACAATAGGATTTCTCTGATAGTTTGCTTAAACTTTTAAAGTCCATTGTCAATATATAATAGGTCGCAATATAGTCAATAATTTCATAAAAGTTTTGAAATTCTTTTTCAGATGATTTATTTGAAGGCGTCGAGTTGTTATTTCCCATATATTATACCCGCTTAAAAAATAATATAAATAAAATTGAATTAGATTTTTATTATCTAACAATTGATAATAATAAGATGAGCAATGATAAAAGTCAAAAACGTAAAAATATAAATATTAACAAGACCGAATTATGGAACATATTTGATTCGGAAATTGAACACCCAGATAAACAACAGGTCCCGCTAGAGTGTATTTATGGCTCGGGAGGTAGGGAAAAATGTGAAAGATGTGAGAGTAGTTTAGCATTTTCGGAGGAAGGGTTTTTAACATGCACAAATAATAAATGTGGTATCATCTATAAGGATTTGGTTGATCAGACGGCAGAATGGAGATATTATGGCGCAGACGATAATCAGGGAGCGGACCCGACGAGATGTGGAATGCCTATAAACCCGTTACTAGTGGAGTCTTCCTATGGATGTAAAGTATTATGCGTCGGTTCAATGTCTTATGAGATGCGAAAAATAAGACGATATACCGAGTGGCAATCTATGCCGTATAAGGAAAAATCGCAATACGACGAATTTCAAATAATTACCGTGATGGCTCAGAATGCGGGGATTCCTAAAATGATCATCGATGATGCTATCGGATACCATAAAAAGATATCGGAATATGAGCTAACGTTTCGCGGGGATAACCGTGATGGGATTATTGCGGCGTCTATATACATATCGTGTCGCGTTAACAATTATCCTAGAACAGCAAAAGAGATAGCATCCATATTTCGATTAGATGTAACTAGTGCGACAAAGGGCTGCAAAAACGCACAATCAATTATAAATAATTTAGAACGGGATATGGATAACAAAGAAAAGACGAATCTTGGTAGAACAAAACCTGAGGCGTTTATTGAAAGATATTGTAGTAAACTTAATATCAATACAGAGCTGACTAGACTCTGTCAATTCGTGTCAATGAAGATTGAAAAAATGGATATTATGCCGGAAAATACACCGCCATCTATTGCGGCGGGAGTTGTGTATTTCGTTGCGCAAACCTGTAAATTAAATGTGAGCAAACGTGATGTTAAAAATGTTAGTGAAACAAGCGAG